AATTCTCCCTATCCTAAAGCTATGGCTAACGCTGTTGCTTCGTCAGCAATGACTGTGTTTAATGCTGTTCCATTAACTGTAATTGCATCTGCTTCAAGTGTGCCGTCTATGTCAGCATCACCACTAATATCAAGACTTGTTGCATCAACTTCACCTGCAACAGTCAATACACCACTAGCCACAGTCATTAAATCTGTATCGCCTGTGTGTCCTATTGTTGACCCATTAATGATTACATTGTCAACTGTAAGTGTAGTAAGTGTTCCTAAAGAAGTAACATTAGCCTGTGCTGCAGTTTGTAATGTACCTGCTAACTGTGTAGCTGTTAATCTTCCTGTGCTTGGATTATATGTTAAATCTCCATCACTTTCTAATCCTATGTTACCACCATCTACATCACCACCTGATGTAAAGATGATAGCATTATCTTCATTTGTACTTTCATTATCACTAATAGTTACTGTTGTTGCTACTGCTGCTGTAGTTGCATTTGCTACTGTCACACCTGCAATCACAGTATTAAGTGCTGTACCATTAACTGTTATGGCATCTGCTTCTAATGTACCATCAATATCTGCATCACCTGATATATCAAGAGAAGCTGCAATAAGTTGGTCAACTTGTAAATCTTCATGGCTAGAACCTAACTTTAACTCAAACTTAGGACCTGTTGTATTATAGCTAAATGTAGCATCATCACCTGACCCACCTTCTATTGTAATACCTGCACCATTGATAACTGCACTTGTACTATTACCACTATCTAATACAATGTTGTGATCATTTAAATTAACAGTGGTTGAGTTTACAGTAGTTGTTGTGCCTGATACTGTTAAATCACCTGTAACTGTTAAATTGTCGTTTACTGTTACTTCAGATGTTGTATGACCGATAGATATAGGCACACCTGATGTGGCTGTACCTATTGTTATACCATTAGATGTATTAGAGTTATCTATGTTTAAAGTGGATGTACTGTCTAATGATATATTAGAACCATCAACAACTAATGTGCCATCTATGTCTGTATTATCTAAATTCGTTGTTCCATCAACATCTACATCACCTGATATATCTAATTCAGTGGCTTCTATTTCTCCACTTGCTTTAAATATTACATTGTCACCACCAGACACTTCAAAAATAATTTGATTATCTGTTCCAAACTTAATTCTATTATCTGCATCTCTACCTAATTCTAAACTTGAATTTACTACAGAGGTAATCCCTGTCTGTGCTGCATCTAAACTTACTGCACCACTGGATACAGAAAAGAATGTATCACTAAATGATGCTACACCTTTGTTAGATGTACTTGCATCTTCCCCTGCAATAGTAACAGTAGTTCCTGTTGCTGATGTGTCTATACCTTCACCACCTGCAATAGTTAATGTCTCACTATCCAAATCAATATCGATAGTGCCACTATCAGTGGTTACATCTAAATCTTCTGCAGTTAATTGTGTGTCAACATAAGCTTTTACAGACTGCTGTGTAGGTACAAGAGTAGCACTGTTAGAAGCCATGTTATCTTCATCTACAAATGCTGTAATAGTTATTGAACCATCAGATAAACTACCATATGTAATTGTGCCTGTGGTTGTTATAGCAGACGAACCATTATCAATAGAACCAAAGCCACTTGTTATTGAACCACTGTTTAATGCACCAACAGTCGTTGCAGCAGTTGTAACGAGATTTGGCATTGCAGTAATTTCATCATCAAGATAGGCGGCTAAAGTTTGCACTGTAGTTTGTGCCATAGTGCCACCATGATTCATTACAATACCATGTCCATCAGATACAGCAGTTGTTCCTATAGATGTATCACCATCTAATATGTTTAGTTCAGTAGTTGTAACATTAGCACCATCGAGTATCTCTAGTTCTGCTTCAGATATACCTGCACTACCTATTGTAAGTGTTCCTGATATATCAACATTACCATTTATATCAACAGTTGTGGCCGCAATCTGTATTTCTGTGTCTGCAACTAAATCTAACTGTCCATCTGTGGATGAATTAATGTATATCGCTGTGTCACGAAACTGTAGTTTTTCTGTAGATGCTACAAGTATATCATCAGAAAACTCAAAGTAATCTTCATCTTCCATCCACTTGAGAACACCATCTGATGTTTCACCATCAAATGTTATTGTTATATCTGTTCCTGCAGTTCCTGCACCAAAAGTTAATGTGTTGCCTAATAACTTAGTTATAGGTCCACCTTCGTTTGCAGTACCATCATGTGTGTGTCCACTGCTTGCTTGAAAAGCTGCTAATAGTTGGTCAAACTCATCATTGGTATGTGCTGCTGTGATTACGTCACCGTCAGTATAAGATGACTGTCGTGTATACGTTGCTCCCATTTATCTTCTTGCCCCTACTTGATATTCTAGACCAAATCCTTTCAGTGAATATGGTGCTGTTGTTGCGTTGTCGTTTATTCGTAATGCTACTGCAAATCCTGAACCTTCTACTGGTTGCCTTATAAGTGGTTGTGATGCTCCACCGTAAGTTGGTGTGCCATATGTTGATGTTCCATATATTGCAACCACATCTGTAGAATCAAGTGGATATGCTGCAGGTCTTGCAGAGTTTCTATCCTCATAATCATATCTTACAAACATATCTGCATTGATTGCAGCTTCTGGTTCATAGTTTAATATAACACGTTGCATGTGTTTTCGGATGCCCGGATCACCAAAAGTCAGATCAGGACTTCTGTATCTACCTGATACCTTTGTACCATCAAAATCATTGCCTTTTTCTTGTCTGTGGATATAACCATCAAAACCACCATGTAAAACTAAAACATTACCTGCTTCTACAAACGTATCTGTTGCAGATGGTTTTATACCTTTTAATTCTGCAAATTCAAAGTTTTGACCTTTCATAACACATATAACACCTCTTGTGTTATCCTCACTTGTACCATCTTTTGCAAAAAATATTCTATATTGTGTTTTATCAGGAATAACGATTGACTCAAATAACGCTGAATCAACTAAGTTTTCATCAAATATAGACTGCACGTTTGCACTAATAGTTCCAAGTTCAACGTCACCAATTCTCGCTGTACCTGCAACTGTACGTAATCCATCAGGTCCTAAGAAAATTAAGTCACCTGCAAATTCCTGTATAGTGTCTCCATTTACACAGCCAATGTTTCTTGTAACAGGTGTTACTGCAAAATCAGTTGATGAACTTCCTGTTACTTTAAATATTCTGTTTTCACAAAATACAAACAAATCACCACGAAACGCTTTAAGTCCTACTATAGTGTCATCTACTTTAAGACTTCCTGCAGGTAAACTAGCACCTGTGCTAAATCCATCCTCATTAAAACCTTCACTAAATACTAACTCTTGTGGTGTGCTAGACATACCTGCATAAAACATATGGTTTTTAAACGCAGTTACAAATTTAGCACCTTCTACACTTGATTCCGTAACATCCGTAGCAGAAAAAGATGTATTAAAAACAGTTGGATCATTTACACCATCTACTACAATTATTTTATCATTACCATCAAAATTAAATCGTTCAAAGGTATACTTACTAGCATTTGTTCGACCATTATCTCTTTCTGTCCAACTTTCAGATACTGCATCATTTACAGCATGTGCTGCAGCTGTTGTAGAACTTCCG